AGTAGTGTGCTACCGAGAATATAACAGCTCAATGATGATTTTGTATTGGCCAATTGTTTAAATTAGATTAATTGCTATAGAATATGAGTGGACAATATGTAATATGACTAAACAAAATGTAATATGAGTAGCTTACTACTATTTGTATTTTGATTCAATTAGGAACTCCTTCTCATTAGTCTTGAGTATATCCCTTATTTTCATACATATTGGCATTAAGATGTATACTAGTACAATCAATGCCAATATTGCACTAATGACTGCAACTGCAATTCTTCCATAGTTGCCAAATATATTTAGTAATGGCTCAAAGATCACTGATATCCCTTCATCCCTAACTCGGCAGAGCCAAGTTTTACACCTCTCATCTTTTTCTTTTATATAACTGGTCTGATCACTATTGTCTATTTCAATTTTATCATTTTTTTGGACTTTCCCAATAGTGATTTTGTATTCTTTATTGCATATTTTGATCTTTGATGGTATATACTCATCAGTTTGGCATGTCATCTTTGTATAGTATTTCAGTACATCTGGTTTAATATGCAGTTGGTTATGAAAGAATTGGCATGACGCCTCTAGATTACAGGTTGCTTCTACAGTTGTTGTAATATGCATCTCGCAGACAAACCCTTCAAAACAACCGATACACCCAACACATCTACCAGTAAAATCAAGTTCTATGTCCTTAGCAAATGTTTTGTATTGAAAATCGCCTAGCATTAATTTCATTGACAAAGTTCCTAAAATATGGTTTGGTTTCCTGACCTCTAGTGTTTCATGATTATCCAGAAAAATTAAAGATTCTGCAAGTTGCAAATGATTACATGAATCATAGTTATTATTATAGCACCTCCGTATGATGATATCTTTTCTGGATGCACTATGACATAGGTAATCAAATCTAACTGTACCAGCTCCCAAGATACTTTGGTTAGTTTTTTGAACATTGCCACAGTTTTGCCCGAAGGTCCCTAAATCATTAATTTGGCCCTTAAATAGCTTATGGTCTCTCAGCAGAACTATATTAGGAAGGCTCACTTGATCTATAGTTTTGAATTGTAGCTCTATTTCCTCTGTAATCTTAGGCTCTAATGCATTTAGAGTAGTACAAAAATTCCTATCTGGCAATACTATACACAACTCAAGTTCAACTTTTTCTTCTGTAGATTTCCTGTAAACTTTTGCCACTGGTTTTATAATATCCTGGCAGGAGCCGTACACACAACCTGTGTTTATAGCCAGGCAGCCAAATTCTTCACACCCCCATCTACTTGTTCTTTCCTGAGAAAATGTGAGCCAATTGGCTTTAGCTGGTATATGTTGAGGACATTGGCCTGTGCATAACTCTTCATGCTCTACATTGTGGCCAATAGTTGGCCCTGTGTCGTATATATGATTATAACTTGCAATAATATCAGCTCTCTTTACATATATAATCAGGTCAAATATGTTACCATTATTTTTTGTTTGTACTTTGAGGCCAATTGATGTACCTGCAATTGCTGGTATCTCTGACACTATGTAAGAATTTTCTATACCATCAGAGGTTTCTTGGCCATTTAGGGTTACATATTTGTAATTAGGGCTGATATGTGGGAGATTTTTAGTAGGTAAAAAATTATAATGATTCAAAGTATGAGTTAGCTTCTCTGTTAAGGCCTTCTTATATTCTTCTATTTGCTCAAGATCCACTTGATTGATATACTGTGACTTCTGCGAATGAAACTCCCAAATACAGTTTTGTAAAATTTCAGGATTGATAGGATATCTTCCCCCTGCACACTTATGTGTCAGGCAGTAGTGCCCTAAATCTGACCCAGTATCATCACCCTCTCTATGGTCAGTGTAATAGTAGAGACCTGTCTCACACTTCACAATCTTCCATTTTGCTGCATTCACTTCACATACGCCACGATCATTGATTTTGCAGGTCTCTGATGCAATGGTAAAGATGTCTTCAATAGTTCCTGGTTCTATCTCCCAACATGTCATGACTTTTACTTTTTCTAAAACATCCTCTGTTATTGGTTCAAAATCATGGAGGCAATGTACATCTTTGCTGCACCAAGTGTTTTCTTTGTTGTTTGATTTGTAATATTTTTGGGGTTTTTTATATAGTTTGTAGTTAGGTGATGAACCGCAAGATATGATACTTTCTAGTGGCAGACCAAATTTTGGGCTTAGGCAACCAACTTCTTTCAGCTTTTGGCAATCTTTTGTTGGGGGACCAACTTGTGCATCACTGTAACTATTTGACCTTCCTAGAGATCTACCTCTTGCAGTGGGTGCTACTGGGATTAGGTCATAATGCCGTGTGTCTGGTTGATACTTTTTGAAAGATGGATGCTTACTTATATACTGCAGGAATTTCATTACTCCTTTTAGTAAGTTGTTATATGGAAATCTAGCTATAATATTATTGGAGAAAGTCTTGATTGCTGTAGCATTTGCTTTCTTACAAGCATCAATTACAAAAACAGCACCTGTTCCTGGAAATGCTGCGGTTATTACATCTAATAATAGATTATAATCATGCTTAAAGAAATTTGGCTTTGTTATATATGTGTTATTTAGTTCATCTGCTATATCCCAATCCGAGCTGGGGCAATGCATCCCATCACTCATACATCTACAAAAGTGGTTGTTAGAGTGCCTTGCACATGCATCAAATTGATGTGTCTTAAGGATATAACGCCATTTTATCTGTGAATAACCACTGTTGTGCTCAAAAAGAGAGTAATAATCACAATATGTATTTAGGAATACATACTCCATAGTATACATAGAGTCCGGGGATTTTTGAGCTTGTATCATTTTCAATGCATCTTCCACTTTGGCACCCATTGATTCAATCAACATTGCTTCATCAGAAGTTATTTTCTTCAGTGCTACTAATTTTTGTGCTTCACCTTTAAATGTTCTAGAATTCTTATCTTCACAGCTTGAAATAGACAGCAATGGTCCTAGGCAGAATTCTGAAATTTGCTTTTCAGAGAAGCAATCTGTCTCTGCTGCTGCCAGTATCATACTATTCTCTATGATTATTAGAGATAGTAGTATACTAATAATTATTTTTACCCATTTAAATTGCTGCTTATATGTACAGTTTTGTGACAGTATATGAAGGTTTAAGCCTTCTGGGTCTTCTGGTTGACCACATGTACAGAAGCCACATTTGTTTGTGAAATCCCCATTATATTTTATATCTTTTTTTGAGTGATACATGGAACATTCCTCACAAAATAATAAGCCAGACCTAGCTAAGTGCTGTATGATTTTATTGAGGCGGTATGTTAACAGCAAGAACAAACAGGATATTAATAAGAATATTACTGAAATAACTTGTTGTGTGCCTGAAACATTATGAGAGAAGTTTTCAAGATCTACTATAGCATCCATCATTTGATTTATGCTGTACTTTTCTTCTGATAGTTTATCATTTATAATAACACCCCCTATTGGTGTAATAAATGAGAATATAAATACAGAGAGGGTAACTGATATCACTAATGATGAGCCTTTGGATTTACATAATTTCCGGGCAACTCTGAGGCTTTTATAACCTTGGCATAAGCCAGATTCTCTATGTATCCGCATTCTATCTGATGTCTCGAACTTAGCTCCGCAAACACAATAAGAGCCACAATTAGTGAATGGGTGATAGGATAATCCACAACAGTTGCACTTTTTGCAACTCTTGTTATACAACCAACCATATATATAAGCAATAGGCATGAATAGTGGCATAAGTAGATAACAAATGTAAGTTTTGGTTATAATACACAGTAGGATGAATATTGCCAGTGTTAATGTGGTCATAATAATTAACTCTATATTACTGCAAATTGAAGCAGCCATATAACCTGGCAGTGCTGTCTTATGTAGATATCTAATGCATGACATATGTTGCTTAAAGCATGCATGGAATTGCATGGATTTTTTTCCGCATGAAACCTTTAGATGCTCACATGTTTGGTCAAGTGACACACTTGTCTTACTTTTGAACCATCCCGAGCTAATTGTGGTTCCAGAGACCTCAAAATAATTTAATTTGTTGGTCTGAAATGTTATCTGTGCATTTTCCTTGTCAATGCCTATTGTACAATCTGTAGTGCACACATAGGTTTTTGTTGATAATGTTAAATCATGATTAATTTCAATGACATTTATCTGGCCTCCAGCTGTTGGTAGAGGGCTGCAGAGTTTCCAGTCTTTTATTATCCATTTCCTTAAAATTTGGCTGTTTGCAAATATTCCAGATTCATTTTTAGAATATACAACATGAGATTTTATCATTGAGACATCATCCTTCAAACAAAATTCACTGACTGCTTTAGAGTCTTGTTTTTCCTTTATAATGATTCCATCACTAAAACATCTGGATGCAGGTAGGCTGTAGACAGCAGCTACAGCAGTTGCAAGTATTAGGAACAACTTCATTGGAGGTTCCATGTTAGTCTATTGCCAACAATCTTCTTAAGATACAATCCAACTATGTTTGGGTTTGTTTACTCGGTAGTACACT